GGTTCGGTCACCACAGTAACACCTGGTACATGTTTACCAAATACTACACTGTGGATATCTCTTTTATCTTTATAATATAAATCGTGATTACCTGGAAAAAAGTAAAACTTATCAAATGCTTTACCTAGTTTTTCCAGTGAACGTAGACTAGCATCCATAGTGGTTAGATTTAACGCACTTCTGTTGTGATGCCAATCTCCTGTAAAGATACCAACGTCACACCCGTTTGCTTTGGCTTGTTCAATATACCAATCTACAAATCGTTCGCAATCGTCGTTGTGAATTTTACTGTTTGACTTTAAGCCAAAGTGAATATCAGTAAACACTGCGGCCTTTTTAAATAATTGTGTCATGCCTTTCCTTATACTAATCTAATACATTATACGAGAAAACTGTGGTGTTTGTCAACCTTAATAGTCTGCTTTTGGACGTCTAATACTCTTATAGAATTCTGCAAGTTTTTCTTTATCTTCTTTAAACACATTTTCATTCTGTCTAGTAAACGAAGGATTAAGATTATTTTCCTGTAGGATGTCGTCTCTAATGTTTTGATTTTTCTTTTCTATGTTTAGTACTCTTGTAAAACTGTTTGTAACTGCGGCAGTATAGTAAGCAAAAGGATTTTCACTTTTACTTTCGTCAAACTGTAGTCCAATCTGTGAAAGTTGTAATACTGCTTGGGCTCGCATTTCGTCGTTGTATGTGTAACCACGCCAGTTCGAACGTGTACCATACCTATCAGCAAGTTTTAGGAACATACGTCCTAGTTCTTCACTAACTCTACCATGCGTTTTGCTAAAGTGTCCGTTGTTCATTCCGCCAACCCAATGGCTTTTACCAACACAGATCAAGTTATCATTTTCATCAAATTTCCAATGTTGAAAAGGAGGAAAGTTAACTTTGGTGTGTTTGTCTGCTACTGTTTTTGTTTTGCGTTTACGTCCAGGTTCTTCCGGAATATGATCAAATGTCATAATCCTAAAAATTAAATCTGTTTTTGCAACTTTACGCCAATCTGGCAGTACATCTGCTTGTTTTGTTTTTTTATCGCCTGCTTCTCTAGCCGCTTCATATGCGGCCTTACCAATACGATCAGCACGATTGCGTTTTGCTTCTGCAATGGTTAATCGATTGACTTTGTCTAAACTAGGTAATATGATATCAAATCTCGCATACACATCGTCTGTATACGAACTAAAACTGTTTTTGCTTATATGGATCTGTCTAAGTAGATCTCTATTGTTTAAATATTTTACTTTTCTCATAAGAATCTCCGTATGTAAGTCTTATTATAAACTACGTAGTTAATAAATGCAATAAATATATTTGCCAAAAGGAACCAAAATGATATGACAACAGAAAGTGATACACAACAGCAAGGTGGAAAAGAACAAGGAACCGGCAATGACGGTTTGACGTCTTTCGGTACTAGACTTGTTGAAAACCTAAAAGATGCTACAGGATTAACTGGAGCAATTGATAGATTGCAAGGGTTAACGGCTGATAAACTAGGACCACCGCCTGTCAAAAAACAAGTATTTTCACTAACTGGTCGTATCGAAGAAGATCCTAGAATCAAAATTAAAATTCCTGGTAGTTATTTGAAAGGTCCTGCAGGACGTTTAAGCGAAGACGGCGGAGTAGTATTTCCGTACACGCCTCAAATTGTAGTTCAAACACGAGCCAATTATAATGCTTTAAGTCCCACACATAGTAATTATGCTTTCTATGCTTACCAAAACTCACAAATGGATGCAATATCAATTGTAGGAACTTTTACTGCACAGAATATAGATGATGCAAGATATATGCTCGGAGCAATCCATGCCTTGAGAGCAGTTACTAAAATGAACTTTGGTAGTGGTGAGAATATCGGTGCACCACCGCCTGTTTGTCAACTATCAGGTTATGGAACCTATCAGTTTAATAATTTACCTGTTGTAATATCAAGTTTCTTTTACACACTAAACGAAGACGTTGACTATATTGCATCAGACTCAAATGGTAATAACGATGACATTACAGCAATGCCAAGCAGAGCAGAATTTACTATAGAATGCTTACCAGCATTTTCAAGAAGAGATCAAGCGGCATTTAATATTGACGAATTTATTCAAGGTAATCTTACAAAAGATAAAGGAATGGTATAATGGCAAGTTACAAAAAAACTAGTTTATATGGAACAACGCCAAATAGAACTCCAGGCATTTTGGATGTTTTAGATTATAGACCAATGCCTTTTTTAATTGACGATGTAAAATATGAAATCAAACCTCAATATAATTATCGACCAGATCTTTTAGCAAGTGACCTGTATAATGATCCAGAGTTATGGTGGGTTTTTAAGTCAAGAAATCCTTCAGTACTAGATGATCCTATATTTGATTTTGTAGCAGGAATAGAAATTTATATTCCGTCAAAAAACACAATTGGTAGAATAATTGGAGGCGCATAATGTCTGAATCAGGTGCAACTCCTAGTCTTGATATTCAAAGACTCAGAACTGACGGAGCATATTGGTCTGAGCAGATGGATGCTGGTAACATACCTACGCAGTTAATAAAAGATGGGATTGTTCCAATTGGATATTCTAGAGAAGGCGGCCGGACCCCTACATACATGGCTAATGGACCAAATCCTATTCCTGTTACAGGAGTAAACAGGCCTGGCACAAGTACAATTGACCCTAGTTTAAATAGATTTCCTATAATGAATTCTGATGGCACAGTGCGAGGACCAGGCCAACAACCTAGGCCTAGGCCAAGTATAAACAGTGAAGAAATAGATATTAATAATATAGTTGTTGATATAGATAGTATACTTTATGACGTTGACTATGTTGCCGATACAACATCAACTATTTCTGAAAACTTTGAAGCACCTGATACACCAAGAACCGAACCTTCAGCATCGGACAGCGACCCTGCTTGGCAACGATTGTACGACGAAGTAGACGGAAGACACAATCTATTACACGATTACAATTCCTACAACTACATTATTACACTGGTTGCTATATCAGATGATCAAGTCAAAGATGCAAGTTCTTACAAAGGTAGAATTGTATCTGGCGGCAATATAGAAAGCAATGACTTTTACGTTATTGCAAAATCAGGTGGATTTAGAAGAGATAAATCAAGTGTATGGATGTCTAGAATTACCACAGATGCAAACGGTAATCCAGAAACACAAAGCGTGTCTCCAGGAAATTACAAGGATCTAGGTTATGAAGATATAGGTGTTAGTGCAATGGGAGAAGGTGACAGAGATAAAGATCTTTTTATTGATGACTTAATCTTTGATACTCGTCCTGGCATTAATGATATGGGACATTCTAATTTAACCACAGGTCGATTTAATGTAACAGAACCACACGGAGTGGGCGGGTTTTACAAAGAATTATGGGCCGGTGCAAGACATGCAGGACATCTTGATTACCTAGGAGCACCTTTTTTATTAGTAATAAGTTTTGTTGGAAGAAAAGTTGGAGAAGACGGAGCAGAAGTTCCAGATAGGACCACACGTTATATTCCTATTTTGTTAAAAGGTAGTCAAATGAGTGTTGATGCTTCCGGAGCAAAGTACAGTGTAGAATTTATGGGATATAATTCAGGAGGAGCAAGTGCAAGTGCGGCTTCTACGTGGGACGTAATTGAACCAAGAATTAATACTATCGAAACAGTAGAAAGTATTGCTTGCAGTGTATTTCATGCTAACACACTAGCACATCAAAAAATTATGGACGAAATGCAAGCAAGTTCAGACAATGAAACAAAAACAGAAATTGCTCGAAGAATGCAAGACCAAGATGCAATACAAGCATCAATGTCTCAAAGCGGTTTAGGAGCAAATACTCCTGTGGTAAAATATCAAGGACACAAATACTACTGTTGGTTTCCTGAGGACTTTAGTGGAGCGTTTGCTTCGCAACCAGGAAACTTTCAAAGCAGTCTTTGGGAAACACAAGTAGAAGCGATGTTAGCCCAAGGAGAAAGTTTTAGAGGAGATGTGGTTAGTATAGATGGTAATCCTAATCAAATATCTAGAGCAGGCCTTAATGACGAAATTAGTCCAGTATCAGGTGTGGCTATTGATGAGCATGAAAGAAAAGTTCAAGCAAACCAAGATGAACAAAATAGGCTTAATACAGAACTATCTACTACACAAGGTCAGTTTAATACACAAGTAGAAATTTTTAATCAAAAACGTGAACAACTTGCTAATGTAATCAAAAACTCACAAGGTGTTAGAGAAGACGACCTTGAAGCATCATTACGTTCAGATTTATTAATCAGACCAAACACTGCTGAAGCCGAAGTAAAAAGCACTGTAGATGAAGCACAAGATCAGGCAATAAATTTTGCTGTACAATTTGCTGGAGTTCCAGACGGTCCTCCAAGTGGAAGAACACCACCACAACAGCCTGGATTAACAGAAGCAGAAATAACACAAGTTATTACACTTAGAAATGAGATTAATACAGCCGCACAGCAGATCAATTCATTAAGAGGTACGATTGCTAGAGTAGAAAAGAAAATAGAAGATCTTGAAGCAGAAGCATCAACATATCCAAACCTTACATATAATATACAAAGAGGCGGATCTGCATGGTCGTTTAAAAAAGGTGTAAACCTAAAAACAGTTTTAGATATACTAGTTACTAATAGTCAATACATGCAGATATTCCAACAAGACGCTATTTTAAATCAAATTGAACAAAGTGAATATATTCCGTGGTACAATATTACAATTCACACAGTACCGATTGCATTTGACGTTTCTACAATGAGGCCAGTATATGAAATACATTATGTATTATCACCGTATAGTATACACTACAGCAAAATGCCTGGAGTTAACATAATTTTTAGCACTAAAAAATTAAGAAAACGTGCTGTTAGAGAATACAATTATATTTTTACAGGTAAAAATATTGATGTTTTAAATTTTGATATCAAGTATAATAATCTATTCACTATGCCTTTGCTATTGAGGCCACCTAATCCTGAAGCATTAGGAGCAACAACCCGCAGAGAAGAAATTGTTAATACATATCTTAGTGCTCAAGATCAAGCCATAGAACGAATTAGTACTAGGATTTCAAGTAAACTAGGTGAAACTGGTTTTACACCAGCACAGGCGGCTAGAGAAAAAGTAAACTATAGAGATATAGAAATAACAAATAGAAATAATATAGGTGTAGCACTAAAAGAATTTTTATATAATCCTCCGTTTGAACAAGCGTTGATTAGAGCACAAATAGAAATTGTTGGCGACCCGGTATATGTTATTGGTAGCGGAATTACAGAAAGACCAATTGTAGCAATAGATGACATTATTACTCGTGACGGTGAAATGAATACTTTTACTAGAGAAGCAGACATAATTTTTAAATTTCGTAATGGAGCAGATACACCGACAGCAAGCGAATTAAAAAATGGCCAATATCTACAGCAACTTCAACCTGGCGATTATGATGGTCTTTATCAAGTTATAAAAATTGAAAATAAATTTAGTGAAGGTGTTTTCACACAAACTCTTTCTACAATTAGACGTAAGAATCAAGAGCAAGATTATGAAGTAACACAACAAGAACGACAAGATAACGCCGCACGTTAAGCCGCACAAGGAGGATAAAAATGAGTTTTTATAATACAGAACCAATTGAAGCAAGTAAACCTGCTGGAGAAGAAAATTTATCTAAACATACCCAACCTAATATTTGTGCAATTCCTTCTAATGCTGATCAGTTTGTAGATCAATCAGATTCGTCAAGAGCAACAGGAACAACTTCGGTTGGAAATGGTTTTATAAGTGCAGGCAAAGCCACAGTTAAAGGTGTGACAGAGTTTGCTAGTGATGTAGGAGATGCAATTGGTAAAGTGCAGAGTGGTATTGCTCAAGCACAAGCAATAGCAACAGATCCTGTAAGTTTTGTTGCCGGACTAGCAGAAGAAGCCACAGGGTATAGCATACCTACTAGTCCACAAGGTGTTTTAGATCTATTATCAAAGTTTTCTAAACCGCCCGTTTCCAGTGACGGTAGAACAGATATATCAAAAGAAAAATCAGAAGGGGAAAGTATCATAGATGAGATTGGTGATGTTGCATCTCTAACTGCCGACGAATTAACAGGTGCTATCAGCAGTGTTGGAACTGCTATTTCACAAGTAACCAGTGCAGTAGGCGAAGTTGTTAGTCCTATAACTGAACTAGCAAGTTTAGGTGGAGTACCAGTTGATAATGTAATCAGCCAATCTGTAAATAAAGTAACATCGCCTGTACAAAGTACATTAACAAAAGTACAAAATGTAACAGACGGAACACAAGGAATAATAACATAATGTCAATGTTTTCAAGTCAACTAAAAAATGCAAGGCCGTTACGTCAACGAGAAATGGATGTCATTGCGGCAGAATCTTTTCAAAGTATTATAGTTGCAGAAGTAAGAGAAACAGGCGGCGCAGGAACATTTAGAGTTAGAGAATATGGAACTACTACAGATACAAATTTAGTAACTGTTAGACCTTTAACACCGCACGGTTCTTACAAACCTGCTACTGCTGGTGGCGATGATATAGAAAATTTTGAAGATAGCCAAACTGCAAGTGGTATGGTTGCTCCAACTCCTCAAGTAGGTACAATGGGAGTTGTAATTAGAGCCAATCAAAGTTCTACACAAGGATATTGGTTAGGAGCAATTATTCAACCAGGCCTGGGACAAACAATACCTGAACCAGCAAGAAGTGATAATGCTATAGGCAGTGATGCAGACGATTTAGCAAGTCCAGTTGGATTACCTGCAGGAGAATTAAATCGTAGTGCATACGATGGTAGAGTTCCGGAAGATAGAGCAAGACGTGCAATTCATCCTTTTGCAAGAGTTTTACAAAGACAAGGACTACTAGTTGACACAATTAGGGGACAAACTACTAGTAGTATGTTGCGTGATACAGATAGTAGAATACTTGGTTTTAATACACCTGGCGGTGTAGGCACATCACAAGATTTAACATCTAACCCTAACGCAGTTGGAGTAAATGAAAGACAACCTGTAGCATTAACTAGATTAGGCGGTCATTCGTTTACAATGGATGATGGTGATAGAGAAGGAGCAAACAATCTTGTAAGAATACGTTCAAGTAAAGGTGCACAAATACTATTTCATGATAGTGAAGAATTAGTTTATATTGCTAACCAAAACGGAACAGCATGGATAGAAATGACTGCTGATGGAAAAATTGATATGTATGCTAAAGACAGTGTAAGCATACACAGCGAAACAGATTTTAATTTCCGTGCAGACAGAGATATTAATTTTGAAGCAGGTAGAAATCTAAATCTTAAAGGAGTCAAAAGAACACAACTTGAAGGTGATAATTTAAGAGTTGTTGCAAAACTTGATGGAATTATAGATATTAGAGGAAGTCTTGATGTAACAGCAACACAAACTAGAGTTGCAGGAAATGACGTAAGTTTAAACGCTGACAACTTGAACATTGCAACTAAGTTGAATACTGAAATACGTTCAGGAGAGTTAGATTTAGTTTCGCAGTTTGGACAGAGATACAGTGCAGGTACAGGAGTTGAAATAAAAACAAATGTACTAGAAAATCAGTTATGGAATGCACAAACATATAATCCTGAAAAAGTTTATTATAAAGATAATACTGTTATTTTTGGAACAAAATTTTTCAAAGCATTACAGCAAACACTTGCTCCAAACACACCAGGAGTTCCTATTCCTCCTGCTCCAGGACTGTATTGGGAGGAGATAGAGCCAGTGACACCATTAACTCAGCATGGTGATTTTAAAGTTGACACAAACATTGCAGGACCTTTGCCGGGCCAAATACAACTTTTTAGTAAAGATGCTGTTAAAATTACTGCTACTGAAGGAACAATTGATTTACTAGCAGTTGCACAAAATATCAATTTACAAACTCCTAAAACAGTTTATATTGATGGCAATCAAGCAGTGCATCTTAACAAGCCTGGTCCTGGTGCAATAACAGCAACACCGATACCGGTTTCAGCACTTGCTACAAACATACCATTCCCTTTCCATCCAAGTGCAGAAGGTACAGCCAATGTTGGAGAACTAGGTGTATTTGAAAATCCTACAACAGATACTTCTAGACCTTGGAATGAATCATACTATGCAGGGGAAAATCCTGTTTATAGTATTATGTTGAGAATTCCGCAACACGAACCGTGGGCTAAACACGAAGGTGCTGATAAACAAGAGACAAATACTGCCGCAACAGACAGAGAAACTGCTGGTAGGTAAAGGAGTTAAATAACAGTATGGGACAGTATAAACAAATAACACTTAAATCACAAAACAGTAATAATCCTGCTAAACAAACACGATCGCAGTTATATAGAGGCACAAGTACTGTAAACGAAAACAGTAAAAGTTTTGCTTTATACGATCAAGAACTTATCAAACAGGATATACTGAACCATTTTAACATTAAAAAAGGTGAAAAGATTTATAATCCTAACTTTGGAAGTGTAATTTGGAATACTTTATATGAACCATTAGATCGAAAAACTAGAGAGATTTTGCTTGCTGATGTTGAACAGGTAATTGCATCAGATCCTAGGGTACAGGCCAGAACCATTGACATTATCGAACGAGAGTACGGAATACAACTAAACATAGAATTAGAGTTTGTAGCCTATTCTCAGATAGAAAAAATAGTCTATACATTTGATAGAGAAAATGGTCTTAGTACTGTATAAAATAAAATACGCAGTTTATAATTTAAGGTAAATACTTGCATGGCAACTTATGACAGACAAAATTCGCTTTTAGTAAATCAAGATTGGACTAAGATCTATAGATCTTTTACTGATGCTGACTTTACATCCTATGATTTTCCTACTATTCGTAGGACTATGATTAACTATCTACGCAAAAATTATCCAGAAGATTTTAACGATTATATTGAAAGTAGTGAATATTTGGCGCTGATTGATGTTATTGCATATCTTGGCCAAAGTTTGTCATTTAGAGCAGATCTAAACGCTAGAGAAAATTTTATTGAAACTGCTCAAAAGAAAGAAAGTGTTTTAAGATTAGCAAGATTAGTTGGATACAACAACAAAAGAAATATCTGTGCAAGTGGAAATCTTAAAATTACAGGAGTTCAAACAACTGAAAACTTAAGAGACAGTTCAGGCGTAACATTAAGAAATAGATTTATTCTATGGAACGATGACTCTAATGCTAATTGGTTAGAGCAAATTATTACGATTATGAATAATACGTTTTCAGGAACAACTACATACGGAAAACCCACTGCGTCAGACACTGTAGGCGGAATTAAAACTGATGTTTATAGAATAAACACACGAACTAGCGATGTGCCTTCATTTAAATTTTCTAAATCTATTTCTGGAATTAATACACAATTTAATGTTGTCAGTGCAAGACTGTTTAATCAAAACATTAGAGAAGAAACACCCCTTCCAGGTAACAACTTAGGAATTTTATATAGAAATGATAAAAGAGGCAACAGTTCAGAAAACACTGGATTTTTCTTACACTTTAAACAAGGGGAACTTTTTACTTCAGGATTTCAAATAAATGATCCAAGTGCAAACGAAGTTATTAATTTAGATACAAATAATATTAACAATACAGATGTTTGGTTATGGCAACTAGATGCTAACGGTAACTTTGTTAGACAGTGGACTAAATTAGATAACACTATTGGTAGTAATGCAGTTTACAACTCAGTTGCTAGAGACAATAGATCTATATACACTGTAATTTCAAGAGATAATGATCAAGTTAGTTTAAATTTTGCTGATGGCAGTTTTGGAGATCTTCCAAGAGGTAATTTTAGAACTTACTATAGAGTTTCAAATGGTTTATCATATAGTATTAAACCAGCAGAATTGCAAAATATTGTAATTGATATTCCTTATATTAGTAAAAGTGGACAACAAAATACATTGACTATTCAGTGTGCATTACAAAGCACAGTCACAAATGCTTCTGCTACTGAAACAACACGTTCAATTAGACAAAATGCACCACAAGCCTATTACACACAAAATAGAATGGTAACTGGTGAAGATTACAATACTTTTCCATTAACTTCAAATCCACAAATTGTAAAAACAAAAGCAGTAAACAGAGCAAGCAGTGGAATTAGCAGACAGTACGAAATTAAAGATCCAACTGGAAAGTATTCAAGCACAAACATTATTGCTGATGATGGAATACTTTACAAAAACGATTATGAAATAGATTTTAGTTTTACTTTTAATACTAGAAATGATATTTTAGGTGCTGTACGTAATCAAATAGAACCTATTATATCAGGCATAGGAACAAAGAGTTTTTATTATGATCAGTTTCCAAGAATTCAGACTGCTGGATTAAACATTGATTGGGTGCAGTCAACTAGTGCAAGCACAAATAGCACAGGTTATTTTAGAAATACTGTTAACGGTGCACCAATTACAGTTGGTGAATTTACAGGCAATAACTTTAGATTTATTGCTGTAGATTCTATGATTAAATTTGTTCCACCTAGTGGCAGATATTTCTTACCTAATGGTGAACTTACAACAACAAAAACTAAAACAACTAGAGATTATATATGGACAAAAGTATTAAATGTAGTTGGTGATGGATCAAACGGAGGTGTTGGCGCATTAGATGACGGAACAGGTCCTGTTATATTAAGTGAAAAGATTCCTAATCTTTCAATACCAAGCGAAATTGTTCCAAATATTGTAACAGATTTACCTAGTGATATTGAAACAGAGATTGTTGATCTAGTTTTTAATTACAAGAGTTTTGGAATTCGATATGATCAGCAAACGCTTACATGGAAGATTATTGCAAATGCAAATGTAAACACTGTTGATTCTTTTAGTTTAGACAGACAAGGCGACTTATCAGGTACTAAGTCCGATAAAAGTTGGTTTGTACTATTTGAAACAGATGGCGAAACATACACTGTTACTTACAGAGGATTAGATTACAGATTTGAAAGTGAAAACCTTGTACAGTTTTATGTTGATGCAAGAGGAAAAACAATCGACACAAAAACTGGGTTGGTAATTAAAGACCAAATTAAAGTTCTTAAAGTTAACGAAGATCCTGTAACAGATACAATTTTAGATAAAGACTATCAATGGGAAATTACAGGAACAATAAGAAATCCAGACGGCTATGAAGATGTTAACAGAGTAGAAGTTAATTTGTATGATAGTGACGATGATGGCATGGTTGACGACCCTGATAGTTTTATCAATTTGGTTGGTCCTGAATCTATTGATGCAAGGGGTTATAGAGATAAGTTTGTATTCTTTCAAAACACAGTTGTTGGAAACACCACAGTTGCTAAAAAAGTAGATGCAAGTAGTTTTGTTATATTTGATAGTGAGACTAGTATTCCTGCATTAAGTGATTACACTAATGGTCAGTTATTTTATTTTTACGGGTCAACTGAAAATATAATCAAAAGTTATAATTCTACAACAGGAGCACTTGATTTAGAAAACTCATACTTTGCAAAACCGGGTAGAGATAACATCAAATTCCAATATATTCATAATGCAGAAAATGATCGTAGATTAGATCCTAGTAAAACAAACATTATTGATTTATATGTGTTAACACAAAACTATGATAATTCATATAGGCAAGCAATTTATAACGGTAGTGAACTACCAGAAGCACCCAGTTCTGAACAACTAAGAAGTCAGTTTGAGCCTGCATTACAAAATGTTAAATCTATTAGTGATACAATGATTTTCCATAGTGTAAAATATAGACCATTGTTTGGTCCTGGAGCAGACACAGATTTACAAGCACAATTTAAACTTGTAAGAACTGCTCAAAGTGTTATAAGTGATAATCAATTAAAAAGCGGTGTGATTAACGCAATTAACAGTTTCTTTACTTTAAGGAATTGGGATTTTGGTGATACTTTTTTCTTTACAGAATTAGCAACATTTATTCATAATTTTATGGCACCAGATTTGGCTAACATTGTAATTGTTCCTAGAAGTAATAACCAATCATTTGGAAGTCTTTTCCAAATTATTAGCAAGTCTGATGAAATTTTCATTAGCAGTGCAACAGTTGACAACGTAGAAATTATTGATAGTATAACAGCCTCTAATCTACAAGCAAGCGGCAATGTTATTAGTAGCGTTGAATCAGTAGGTACTGTTTCCGTTACATCAAGTTCAAGTAATACTTCAAGTAACGGAGGTTCTATCTACTAATGGCATTTAGTGATAACAATAATGTTCCTGTAAATTCAGTGAATAAAGACAAGTATAGAAATAGTGCAACACTATTACCTTTGTTCTTTAGAACAGAAGCAAATAAAAAGTTCTTAGGCTCCACCTTAGATACTTTAATATCTAAAGGACAGTTAGAAAAAATTAACGGTTACGTAGGTAGCAGATATGCTAAAACTGTAAAACCTAATGATAGATATATAACAGAACCAACTTCTAATAGAAGAAGATACAATCTATTACCGAGTGTTGTTATTAGAGATGAGTTTGATGATAGAACAGAATGGTTAGCAACTTATGATGATCTAATTAATCAACTAGATTTTTTTAACGGAAATACAGAAAATCACAATAAACTATTTTCTAGTAAGTATTATGCTTGGAATCCGCATATTGATTTTGATAAAATTTCTAACTACAGACAGTATTATTGGTTACCTCAAGGACCAAGTCCTGTTACAATTACAGGTCTTGCAGAAGGCAGTGTAAGTTCGTTCAATGTTACAAATCAAAACAGTAGTGCTTGGGTATTCACTCCAGACGGAAGCAGTTCTAATCCTGTTATCAAATTATATAGAGGTGCAACTTATAAGTTTGAAGTAAATGCACCTGGGCATCCTTTTTATATTAAACTTGCTAGAACTACAGGCGATTTAGATCAGTACGAAGATGGTATTACTAATAATGGTACAGAAAACGGAGCAGTTGTTTTTACTATTCCAAAAGGTGCTCCAGACATACTTTATTATACTTGCGGCAATCATCAAGAAATGCAAGGTATTTTTGAAATTAGAGATGCTGTTGACGAACTTAATATTGATATTCCAACAGAAATTTTAGGTAAAAAAGAATATACAAGTTCTAATGGTGTTGTTTTTACTAACGGATTAAAAGTAAATTTTACAGGAGATGTTACTCCGAGTAGATACAAAAACAAAAACTTCTATGTTGACGGAGTAGGAAAAGAAATAGTATTATTACCTGTAAGTGAATTTGATACACCAGAAGGTTACAGTCAAAATTTTGATTATGAGTTTGACATTGAAAGTTTTGACGAAACACCTTATGATGACGCAGAAAGTTCTGCAGAAACTCCTGAGTATGTTACAATTAACAGAGCCAGTATAGATAAAAACCCTTGGAGTAGATATAATCGTTGGTTCCATAAAGAAGTTATTGAAGTAACAGCAAAGTATAATAATACAAATGCTGTATTTGATGAAGACAGTAGAGCAAAGCGTCCCATTATTGAGTTTTTACCTAATATACAACTTTATGATTTTGCCACACAAGCATTAGGTAATATAGATCTTATTGATACAGTTACTACTGATGCCTTTAGCGAAATAGAAGGACATATTGGTTATTATATTGATGAAGTAGATCTTGTAAAAGGTATGAGAGTTACTTTTAATGCAGATCCTGATATAACTGTACGTGGAAAAATATACGAAGTTGATTTTGTTAATCACGGTGGCCAATCAAGAATCCATTTAAAAGAAGTAGAAACAGCAACACAAGGACACGGGTTAGTTGTAACTAATGGTACAAACAATAAAGGCACAAGTTGGTATTACAACGGCAGTGATTGGTTAAAAGGACAGCAAAAAACAGAATTAAACCAAGCACCTAAATTTGATTTATTTGATGCTAGTGGCGTAAGTTTTACTGACACAAAATACGGAGTGCAAAATTTCCAAGGTAACGAACTTGTAAGTTACAAAATAGGCACAGGAGAAAATGATCCTGTATTAGGTTTTCCAATCGAATATCAAAACGTAGCAAACATTGGCGATATAACATTTGAATTTGATTGGGACGATAAAAGTTTTACATATACTGAAAATGGCGTTTCGTATGTGCAAGACACTGCGGCAGGCGTAATTAAAGTAAACAAAAGTTTAACTGAAAGCGTTTTTGAGTCAGGATGGAGTTTAGTTGAAAATAAACTAAATCAAAGAATTATTCAATTAAATGATACTGTAAATCCTACAACAATTTTAGAAATTACTGCAATCAAAGATCCTGGATTATATCTTACTGAAGATGATATTATTGTGGAATATTCTGGCAACATCTTAAAACCACAAACAGGTTTTACATTATCACGTAGTAATAATAACAAAAAATTATTTTTAAATTTTAACGAAACAATTCTAGCAGATAATAGACTTGTTACTAAAATAAAAACAGATAGATTACCTACACAGTTTGGTTTTTATGAACCACCTGTTAATTTGCTTAACAACAGTGAGAATAACGATTTACAAACTTTTACTTTAGGAAGTGTAAGTAGTCATGTTCAAACTATATTTGAAAATGATATTAGGGTTGAAGGTAAATTTAATAATACGTCTAATGCTAGAGATGTAAGCGATCTTTATAAATTTGGAAACAGATACGTTAAACATCAAGGAAGTTTACTGCCTGCTATTTTTGGACTAGTTGATGCAGAATCTAATGTTATTAAATCTATTAGAAAGAATGCATTAGATTACAGTGTATTCAAACAACAGTTTTTACAAGTTTTTGAAGCAACAGAAGTTACAGGAAATCCTGCAGATGATGTAGATGCAATGCTGTACAGTATGTCTTTAAATAAAAATACCGAAAGTGCTTACTATTACAGTGATATGGCAGGATTTGGCCGCAGTTTAACAAAAACTGAATATACAGTAAATGCATTTGAACAACAGATTTTTGGAATACAAAGTAATTACAATTTAACTGAGATTTCAAACAGAAGTGTTTATGTTTATTTTAATGGTGAACATTTAATTAATAATGTTGATTATGAATTTGATGCTACTGACAACACAGTACTATTAAAAAGAGAAACAGCCATAGGTGATGTTGTAAAGATTTATGACTATAACACTGTTGGTAATATTATTCCTAGCACTCCAACTAAATTAGGACTCTATCCAAAGTTTACGCCTGTAATATATACAGATGATACTTATGTAACCCCTACAAAAATAATTCAAGGACACGACGGTAGTAAAACAGTTGCATATGATGACTATAGAGACGAGTTAATTCTTGAATTAGAAAAAAGAATATACAACAACATCAAGGTAGAATACAAAAGAAATGTGTTTGATAATAACGAATTTTTACCTGGTGCATTTAGAAAAACAGAATTTAATGTAGATCAAGTTACAAAAATTTTAACAGATGATTTTAACTATTGGGCAAACTTATATGGTGTAGATTATCTTAATAACTTAACATCAGTCGAAGGCGAAGTTTTTTCTTATAATCTTAGCAGTGCAATTGATACTGTAAACAGTGAAAAACTACCAGGATACTGGAAAGGAATTTATAAAAAATTCTTTGATACTGATAGACCGCATACTGCTCCGTGGGAAATGTTGGGGTATAGTGAAAAACCGACTTGGTGGGAAGATCGTTATGGTCCTGCACCATACACAAAAGGAAATAATATTCTATGGCAAGACCTTGAAAAAGGGTTTGATTATGGTCTAGGCAAAGTAAATCCGATTTACACAAGGGAAGGATTAAGTAAGAATATTCCTGTAAATGACTATGGAGAATTATTAAGTCCTATCCAAACAAACTTAGTATCAGGATTTATTACAACTAATTTAAACAATAACTGGGTATTTGGAGATTATGGTCCAGCAGAATATGCATGGAGATCTAGCAGTTGGTATCCATATGTGCAACAAATATTACTTGCACTATTAAAGCCTGCTAATTATCTTACCATACAGTATGATACAAGTCAAAATTTAAAATCATTAAGTGATAATGTAATTTACAAAGATACAGGAAAAATAATAGACTTTACTGATACAAAAGTTCATAATTTATTTTATAACAACGAAAGATATTTTGGTGCAGGGTATCATGTATTTGTAGTGGATTACTTAAAATCTAAAGATCAAAATGTGCTAGAAGCCTATGCAGATAGACTTAGTAAAACTAGTATGAATGTAACTTATAAAACTGGTGCGTTTGTTAATAAAGAAAGACTTAAAGTATTATTAGAAAGCAGTAATCCAAATACACCAGATAAAAGTATATTCTTACCAGATGAAAATTTTGAGATAACGTTTAGAAAATCTAATCCTGTGTTTACTGCAAACATTTCTGGTATTATTGTTGAAAAGGTAGATAATGGATATCTAGTAAAAGGTTATGATAGATATTCTCCGTCATTTAAAATTTACAAGCCAATTTTATCACAACAAAATCAAGCAGTAAATGTAGGCGGTGTAAGTGCTAACTTTGTAATTTGGCAAGAAGAAAAGTTTTATGGAACTGCACAGATTGTTCAATACGAAGATTCTTATTATAGAGTAAAAGAAGATCACACTACTAATCAGACGTTTGATCCTACACTTTATACTAGATTGCAGGAACTGCCATTAACTGGCGGAGCAAGTGTTCAAAAGCCTACAATGTTTGAAGAAACTGTTTCTGAAATCCCTTATCAAACAGTTTTACCTAACAAACAAGAAGTTTATAATTTACTTTTAGGATATGAAAAATATCTTACTAGCATTGGTTTTGAATTTAACAATGTAATAAATGAACTTGGCGAAGTTAGTGATTGGAGTTTAAGTGGTAAAGAATTTTTATATTGGACTACACAAAATTTTGCTAAAGGTAGTGTAATTACACTTGCACCGTTTGCTCGTAAGGTTGAATTTAAATTCCAAAATGGTCAGGTAGATAATCTTTTAGATAGTTTTTATGAGTACAGCATTTATAATGCAGGCGGCAATCCTATATCTAGAAATTATATTAGTACTATTAGAGAAAGTGGTAAATTCCAATTACTACCTAAAGAAACACAAGAAGGTATATTTAATGCACAACTTAATCTTGTACAAAAAGAACATGTAATTGTGTTTGATGATAAAAGTGTTTTTGGTGATATCATTTATGATCAAGAAGCAGGTTATAGACAAGAACGTATAAAATTTATTGGATTTAAAACTACAGAATGGGATGGCGACATATATTCTCCAGGGTTTGTTTATGATGAAGCAAAGATTGCTCCATGGGCATCTTTTAAAGATTATAACTTAGGGGATGTTGTAAAATATAAATCTAAATATTATAGTGCAAAACAGTTTCTTCCAGGAGAAGAAACGTTTGATTATAACAAGTGGTTATATCTACAAAACGACCCAACAGCAGAACTTCTACCTAACTTAGATTTTAAAATTAGTAGTTTTCAAGATTTTTATAATTTAGATACAGAAGTATTTGACGAAGCATCATCTAAATTATCACAACATTTAGTTGGGTATCAAAAACGTTTTTATCTTGATAATTTAATTCAAGATAATCTTGCACAATACAAGTTCTATCAAGGGTATATAAAAGAAAAAGGAACTAAAAATGCAATAGATGCTATTAGTAGATTAAAAATCGATGATGTACAAACAGATATTACATTTGATGAAGAATGGGCATTTAACGTAGGAAGTTTAGGAAGTAGTGCTACAGTTAAAGAATTAGAATTTGCATTAGATGAAAGATTAAATATTGAAAATCCACAAGCATATGATTTTGCAAGCAGTATCACTGCAAATACAACGCCAGGAAATAATATTCAGTTATTAGCAAATGCTATCGCTGTTAAACCTGCAGACTATGACAATAATCCTTGGCCAGTAACAACACTAGATTCTACCGCAGGCATTACTAGTGATTATGTAAATGTTTTGCCAGTAGCAGGATACCCTAGAATTGATGATATTCCTACAACAGCATTTAGTTTTAATGATATGATAGGAAGTAATATTATTAATCAGTTAGATGATAGTGATCTAGTTTGGGTAGCAAAAGATAAAGATAACGACTGGAATGTATATCAACTTCAAACTATTCCTGCTAGGGTAATACAAACAGATGATGTAAAAACAGAATTTTCAGATAATGAAATTATTCTTAATACAGATATTGTGCATAATCTTACCCAAGGACAGATTATAAGCATTAAGAGTTTTAGTGAAGATGTAGACAATGTTTACATTGTTAAGAGAGTAACAAGTACAACGCAATTTGTTGTAGATGGTCCAGATGCAAGTGTTACTATTGAAGACAGTACCTCAGGAGAAATATTAGAATTCATTAGTAATAGAATTAATCAACCTGATGATATTAACAACATTAAAAACGTAACAAAAATTGAAAATGATTCACTTGTTTATGCAGACGATGACGGTACTGGTAAATGGGCAGTATATCAAAAAACACGAGCATGGAAAGAAAACAAGTGGGGTGCTCCAAACTTAATTGAACAACAAAAGTTTGGATACAATATAACAACAGCAAATCAAGGAAGAACTATTGTTGTAGCGGCTCCTACACTTGGTGATGAAGGCCAAATTTATATTTTAAATAGAGAGTTTAACACAGGTATTGAAACTCTACAAACAACTCAAGGTTTTGCAATTTCTTTTAATTCTAGTGATAACATTGTAAGTGATGCTGGTATACCGGCGTTAGGAAGCAGTTTAGCAATTAGCAACGACGGTACTGTATTAGTTGCTGGAGCATCAGAATCTAGTAATTTCAAAGGTGCAGACGATAGCACATACGGTAATGGATTTAGAGTAAGTGTAGGTGACTTTACTGTAGAACCTAGTCCTTATTCAAGAGAAGGTGTAGTTACTTTACACACTTATGACACAGAAGAAAACTTATTCAAGTTAAACTATGTTATTGGTTCTAGCGAGCCTGAAGACGATTTACATTTTGGTGCAAGTGTTCTAGTTTCAAATACAAAATTACTAGTAGGTGCTCCGGGTAAAACAAATTATCAAGGTAAGGTTTACATTTACGATAAAACAACTCGACCTGACGGTAGTACACTTGATTGGGATCTAAGTGATCATCACATTTTGTCTATTCCTAACAGCAGAGATGGTGATAAATTTGGTTCAGCAATGACAGCAACATCAGATTTAAGTATAATTGCAGTAAGTGCCCCGGGATACGAAGAACAAGGCGACGATAGCACAGCAAATAAAGGTGCAGTATTCATTTACAGTTTGAATAGTAATAATGAATATCAATTACTACAAACTATTAGCAGTGCTACATTTAATGAAATTGATTCTGGAGATAGTTTTGGATACGCTATGGATATGAGCGATAACGGTAATACTCTTATTGTTAGTGCGCCATACGACGATGCTAATGCTATTAATAGTGGCGCTGTTTACTACTTTAAGAAAACAGGCGATGATAGCAGTCAAAATTTATACACATATCAACAAACAATTTTCAGTCCATTAAAAGCAGTCCAAGAACAGTTTGGAGCCAATGTAAAACTTAATGAAACTGGTACAAGTTTTGCTGTTTGGAGTCAGCACGGCAAAAACAGACTAGAAACATCATTTGATAAATTTACTAGGTTAGACGATAGTTCATTAGAAGAAACTACAACCGAAACTACGTTTGATTCTAACAGCATGAACATTATTGATGAGAATTATGCAAGCGGAACTGTTTATACTTACACATTGGTTAATACAAAGTTTGTTTATGGTCAACAACTTAGCAGTGATACAACAAACGAATTTGATGAATTTGGTAGAGGTTTAGCATTTATTGGTAATTCGTTAATGGTGGGTGCACCAAACTCTAAAGTTAGTGCTACTAACCTAACACCAATTGGTAGTTTGTTTGTATATCAAAAAACTGGTTCAGGAGGCTGGAATAAATTACGTTCACAGACGCAACCAACCAATCCTTACAGTGTTAAAAAAGCATTTACTTACAATACTTTAAAAAATGAAGTAAAAGACTTTTTAGAAACGTTAGATCCTGTAAAAGGAAAAATACCCGGTTTAGCAGAAGCAGAAATAAGTTATAAATCTTCAATTGATCCTGCTTCATACACACAAGGAAGCGGAACTGTTACAGTAAAACCAACAACAGCATGGACAGAAAATCATGTTGGTGAAGTTTGGTGGGATCTTTCAACTGTTGCATATGTTTGGTATGAACAGGGTGATACAGAATATAGAAAAGCAAACTGGGGAACATTATTTCCTGGATCTACAATAGATGTGTATGAGTGGGTAGAATCTACACTTAAACCTAGTCAGTGGGCCGAACTATCAGCAACTGGTCAAGGGTTTGCAAGTGGTATTAGTGGAACACCTAAATACGGTGATGACACAGTTGTTATTAAAAATATATATAACAGGACTACAAGTAGTTTTGAAAGACGATATTACTTTTGGGTAAAAAACAAAGTAGATGTACCAAATTTAGAAAACAGAAACTTGCCTGTTGTTGAAGTAGCAAACATAATAACTGATCCTCAGGCTTATGGAATTAAAAGTATTCAGTTACTTAATAAAAATTCACTAAGTTTAAGTAATATTAAAACTACTTTAGACGATAAAAATATATTCATTAATATACAATACAGAGAAGTAGAAACAGACTTACCTGAACATAATGAATGGCAAATTATTGGTGAAAATCAATACAAAAAAATTGATAATGAATTACTAGTTAAAAAATTAATTGATAGTGCTGTTGGATACGATAGCCAAGGTAATCCTGTGCCAGATACAGCGTTACCGGTTCAACGAAAGTATGGTTTACAGATAAGACCAAGACAGAGTATTTTTGTAAATAGACTTTCAGCGTTAAAAGAATTAGTAACATATGTTAACAATATAATGATAAAAAACAGAATTGTTGACACAAAAAATATAGATGCATTGTTTGAAAAAGATCCTCTACCTGCCGCAGGAAGTGGAAAATGGGATATTCAGATTGATGACCATGCAGACCTTTCACAAGTAGGTACTGAAGAACTTAAAACAGCAACAGCAACAGCAGTATTGAAAAATGGAAAAATACAGTCAATCAATATTACTAATCCTGGATTTGGTTATAAAAATGCTCCTGAAATTTTAATTACAGGTGACGGGTCAGGTGCTAAATTAAAAACAAATATTGATAGTAACGGAAAAGTTACTAGTGTAGAAGTACTCAAAAAAGGTCAAAATTATAAAACTGTTAACTTAGAGTTTAGAAGATTCCGTGTATTAGTTACTTTAGATGAAACTGCTAACAATAACTGGGCAATATATGAGTGGCAAGCAGAAACTAGAATTTGGAATAGAACAAACACACAAACATTTGATTTATCACGTTTTTGGTCCTACAAAGATTATATTGTAGACGGGTTTGATATTGATAGCATAATAAATTATAAAGTTTCTGCAACATACGAACTTAATACTATTAGTCCTAATGAAGGAGAATTAGTACAAGTTGATAATGCTGGCGACGGTAATAAAATAATTTTACAAAAAGTAATACAAAACGGATCGTTTTCAGATGAATACGATTTAATGTATAAAGCAAAATCAACAATACAGATAAACACTAACATTTACAATTATGAAGAATTAAATTTTGGTTTCGCAGGATTTGAAAATTATGATGTAAATCTATTTGATAGTGAGCCTATCACAGAAACACGCAGAATCTTAGAAATAATTAGAGATGATATATTTGTTGACGATCTTAAAGATAATTGGAATAAACTTTTCTTTATAGCAATTCGTTATATATTTGCAGAACAAAACTTTGTAGATTGGGTATTCAAAACAAGTTTCATTACAGTAGACAATAAATTAGGTGGATTTAGTAAAAAACTAAATTACAAAGTAACAGACCCTGGCTATATTGAAAGATATGTTGAAGAAGTAAAACCATACAAAACAGTAATAAGAAACTTCTATAATAGTTTTAATGAATTAGAAACTAGTAATATAGGAAATACTGACTTTGACTTACCAAGTTATTGGGACAATACAAATAAAAAGTTTGTTGTACCTAAAATTACAAGTGATGTTATTACGCAGGAACCCTATGTAAACTGGTTTGATAATTACAAGTTTAAAATTGGAAAAATTAATGTAACAGACGACGGTGCAGGATATACAGAACCACCAATTGTTGTTATTAGTGGCGGTAGAACTAACAAGCCTGCAATTACCGAAACACAGCAGTTTAGACCACTTGTAACTACAGATTATACTGATAGTAGATTCTTTGTTAAAACAACAAGTATTCCTGATCACGGTTTTGCTAGAAATCCAGGAGTTAATACTGTAACAGCACAAGACTTTACTTTTGAAATTACAAGAACTCCGGTTGAGGCATTAGACAAAGTTGAAACACCGCTTGGTACTATTGGTGTTGCTGTTAATGGAGTTGTTATTTTCAATCCAAAAGCGGCTTTAACAGAACAACGTGGTAATGTTGATTATCAAATTAATGCAGTTTACAGCCACGACGAATTAGGAATTGATGACGGTAGCGGCCACCCCCAAGAAGATGGCATTTATCACTATCACAGCGATCCTCGTTTAATGTACGAAAAAGATCCTAACAATCATTCACCTTTACTAGGTTATGCACTTGACGGATATCCAATTTATGGACCTTATGGTTGGGATACTACAACAGGTAGAAGTAATCCAAGGGTAATAAAATCAAGTTACAGATTAAAGACTACACCTAGAACTGATGGCAGTGATCCAGATGGAAGATACATTGAAGATTTTGAATATGTTGCAGGTCTAGGAGATTTAGATCAACATAATGGTAGAACCTGTAACACACCAGAATATCCAAATGGAATATATGCATATTTTGTTACAGTAGATCCTACTGATACAGATGTTGCTGTATATCCATACATTATTGGACCAACTTATTATGGTGCACCTATATTGCCTAATGGTAATAAAACATTGCCTGGAGAAGAATTTGAAGATGCATCAGCAGTAGCATATACTTCTAGAGGAATTGTAAGAGAAGTTGTTGTTACTAAACAAGGTAGTGGTTATGTAAGTGCTCCTACAGTAACACTTGCAGGCGGTGGTGGTGCCAACACAGTTACTAGTGAGGCAAAAGCATATGCAATACTAGAAAACAAAAAAGTACGTATTAATACTGTTAATATGAAGTTTGATAGAATTGCAACTAAGAAAGTAATTCAAACACAAACACAGACTGATACATTTACTGCAACAGCAGGACAGATTAAATTTAAATTAACTTATCTACCTACTCTTGACAAACGTAAAATTAATATCAACATTGAAAATGAAACAGTTTATATTGAAAATTATGAAGTTAGTATAGTAACTGTTAAAGACAGAACGTACAAAAAGCAAGAAGGTTATATAATTTTAAATACACCTCCAGGAAAAAATGCTAGTGTTAGCATTGCTTACGAAAAATCAATCAGTCTTATGCAGGCAACTGATAGAATTGATTACTATTATGAACCTACATCAGGCATGGCAGGTAAAGATCCTGCACAGTTAATGACTGGTGTTGATTATGATGGCGTTCAAGTACAAGGATTAGAGTTTGATATTAGTGTTGGCTGGGACGGCTTACCATGGTTTAGTCATGGTTGGGACACATTCTCAGGTACAAATACTGATTATGCTTTCCGTGCAGACGGAACTACTACAACATTTACATTACCGTATGTTCCGGAACAAGATCAAGAAATAAATGTTTACTTTGATAGTGTAAGACAAGATCCAACAAATACTCCAACTATTGTTGGTGACGGTGCAACAGACACATTCACACTGAATATTGCCGCACAAGACGGAACACTAGTAGTGTTTAGGCAAACAGAATCGGATGGTAGTTTAGTACCAACAGACGTAAACAACCTAGATGCTATTATACAAGGTGGCAACTTTAGTTACTCAACTGCAACAGGTACTAAACCTGAAGATGTTGACATTGACGGCGACGGATTTGTAACACCAGACACTAGTCATGCACCAGAAGAAGTAGTTCCGGGTCAGGCATTTGACAGTTTAAGTATTAGCATTTACAATGCACCAGCAGATGGTTCACCGCTAATTGTTACAAATAGATATTTTGGTAATAGTTTGTTAAGACGTTACAGTTTTGATTTGTATCCAGGTACAGAAGACAGTGTGTTTGTAACTGTAGCAGGAGAATATTTAGAAAACGGAACAGATTACACAATTGATTTCCAAAATAAAGAAATTGTTTTTGTTGATGCACCTGAAATAGATGAATTAGTAACAATTCAAACTCTAAATGTTGGTGGTGCAAATATTCTTGAAAGAAAACAGTTTACAGGCGACGGAAGCACAACTGAGTTTGAATTAACAGCCAAGTACGAAGATGTAGGAAGTGCATTTGTAACAGTTGATGGCGTTAGCAAAGAATATGTTATTAGAGAAAGCGATACAGGAAGTGCGTTAATTGATGTTAATAATCCTCCTCCAATAAGCAACAGTGTGATACAAATTACAGGGTTAAGCACAACAGAAAAAACTTACAGTGAAATTGTAAAAGAATCAATTGCCGATGACGGTAGTAGCACAGCATACACTATGGCAAACATTCCTGGTAACATTGCTCCGTATCATAACATGGTAATTGCAGAAGTAAAAGATCTAGACACAGGAATTATTACTAGACTGTTACCACCTGACACGGTTTACTATGTAAGTAATGGAGTAACACAACAATACACTGTTAGCCAAGATCCAGAATATCCTGTATTCCAACTTGCACTAGGAGAAATTGAAGTTTATCTAAATGGTGCAAAACTTGTTCCAATTAGAGACTTTAACTTTGACACACAAACTAATCTTGTAACATTTAATCAAAATGTATTAACAAGTGGTGATGTAATTGCAATTACAATTCTTAAAAATCACGAATATGAAATAAATGTTACTGGCGATAGTGCAGGTGATACAGAATCTAATTTAATTATTGTTAAAGATAGAGCAGAATTACCTACAAATGCTGAATACCATGTTACTACATTTACAAATCATGACAGTAACTTGATTAGAAAAGAAGTGTTTAGTGGAAAACTTGGTGGAACCTACAAATTAAGTCGTCCTGCTATTGATTCAAATTATGTTTGGGTTGAAGTAGACGGAACACCATTAGTTGCAGAACGTGATTATAAAATTTTAGATAATAATGTTACTGTTGAAATTGATAATAAGTTCACAGTGTTACCAACTTCACGAATTACAGTAACTACATTTAGCGAAGAATTAAGTTTCAACTCAATTGGGTATAAAGTGTTTAATGATATGTTAAACAGAACACACTTTAAACGTATTAGTGAACAAGACAGCACAGAATTAGCACAAGATTTGAATATAAGTGACACAGAAATTGTAGTCAACGATGCTAGTTTCTTTGATACACCTTCACCTAGCGATAAAACACCTGGTGTTGTGTGGATTGATAGAGAAAGAATTGAATTTTACACAATTTCAAACAATACCTTAGGACAAATAACACGCGGTACACTTGGTACTGGTATAAAAACAGTGCATACAGCAGGTACTAAAGTGTTTGATTCTGGTCCAGAACAAACAGTTCCATATAAAGAAACTGTAAATGTATACGAAAGTATTATACGCCCTGGATTACCAAATGGTAAGAAAGAACATGTTCTTGAAACAGTTAATATTTCAAGCAGTGCTAATGCACATGATCAAGTTGAAGTGTACTTAGGTGGTAGAAAACTGCAAAAACCAACAGTATCTACTAATCCAATTAAAGTACATGACATCGAAATTGCTTATGATAGCAACGAAGTAGACAGTGACGGTGTATCAAGCGATGTTACGCAAGTACCAGAGTTTACTATTGACCCAGTAGCAGATTCAAGTGGTAAAAATTACTATAAATTAACATTGAGGGATGAGCCTCAAGATGGTTTAGAACTAAAAGTAGTTCAAAGACAAGGTAGAGTATGGTACGAGCAAAGCGTTAATACAGCGTCTAACGGCGCTACTTTACAACGTGCAGAGACTGCACAGGCTAAGTTCTTGCTTGAAAGAACCAGTGGCTTACCTGTAATAAATATTAGAGAATAACCAATGTCAGACAAGGATAAAACAGTGAAAACAACATATCAAAAGCCAAATGAAAATCAGGGTGTGCTTATGGAAGGGCACATTAAGATTAGTGACCCTGAAACTAAGAAAGTTTATGTAGATAAAAGAAATGCAATTCATTATGAAAATATGAGTATCTCATTAGCAGAATCATTAGGTAATGAAGGACGTGGTAACATTGTTGAAATGGCTTTTGGCAATGGTGGTACTACAGTTGATCCTACTGGCATTATTACATATTTGACACCAAACAACGTTGGTGTTAACGCAAGTTTATACAATCAAACATACTATAAAACTGTAGATGATAACAACGTAAATAATACAGATCCAAGTAGAAACTTTATTGAAACTAGACACACATTAGGTACAACATACACAGATATCTTAATTAGTTGTTTGTTAGATTACGGTGAGCCTAGCGGTCAAGAAGCATTTGATAATTCAACTGACATGGACGGAAACTATGTGTTTGATGAACTAGGATTAAAAGCATACACACCAAATGGTGCAAACGAAGGAAGACTTTTAACACATGTAGTATTTCATCCAGTGCAAAAGTCATTGAATAGATTAATTCAAATTGATTATACGATTAGAATTCAAAGTTTAACAAACATAAGCGAGATTTAACGAATGGCATATAGTGTAAACTTTACAGACTCGATTAATAAGAATCCTATTGTTATTGATGACAATAGTCGTAACACTGTTGACACTTCGTTAACCTTTATTGGACGTAACGAAGCCAGTTATGGTCAAGCGATTGCAGAAAACTTTTTGCATGTACTAGAAAACTTTTCAAACAACACACCGCCAAACAATCCTATTGAAGGACAACTTTGGTATGATAGTGGAACAAACAGATTAAAAATTAACGACTCAACCGCAGGAGCGGCAAACTGGAGACCAGCAGGCGGCCTTCATGTTGAAGCAGTTGAGCCTACCAATCCATTAACGGGAGATGTTTGGGTTGATACTACAAACAATCAATTATTTTTATATACAGGTGCTCAATTCCAGTTAGTAGGACCAAACTTTGCAGGAGGACTTAAAGCAGGTGCTCAAGCAGAAGAAGTAGTTGATACACAAAACATAACACATACAGTTATTAAAAATTATGTTAGTGATAAAGTTGTTACAATAGTTTCAAAAGATCAGTTTATTCCAAGACAAAAAATTGAAGGGTTTGTTGAACTGTTTCCTGGCATTAATATTTCGAGTACAGATTTTAACAATAATGGAATTGTATTAAACAAATTACATGCAACAGCAACTAAAGCAGATGCTCTTAATGTTACACAACCTGCTATTGAAACTGTAAATGCAAACAACTTTTTAAGAACAGACATTACAGATACAATGAACGGTCAATTGTTTGTGCGAAATGACGGTGGCGTAACAATTGGTGCAAATCAAATCTTTAACTTAGAAATTGCAAGTAACAATGCTGTAATTAAAAACAATTCATTAGACGGCAACATTGATTTTAAAGTATTTCCTGAAGCAGATAGAGATGTTGTTACTGTTATGCGTGTTGACGGAAGAAACAAACGTATAGGTATTAATCAAGTTTCACCGACAGTAGCATTAGACGTAACAGGTAGCGGGCACTTTACTGAAGCATTACAATTAGCAAGCACAGATAGTGCAACGTCAACAACTACAGGCGCATTACAAGTTGCTGGCGGTGCCGGCATTGAAGAAAATTTATACGTAGGCGGAAATGCTAATTTCCAAGGACATATTCAAGTAGGTGAGCAAGGTAGTGGTACAGTTGCTATTCAGCCAACCGACGACGGAACACAATCATTTAATCAGCAGTTAGACATTGGTACAACAAATAACAAATTTAGAAATGTTTTTTCAGAAACTTTCACAGGAAGATTAGTTGGTAGTGTTGTAGGAGACGTATTTGGTAATGTAAACGGAACAGCAGATAGATTGATTGCTTCGACAGTATTTAAAATGGCAGGCCATGTTGCTGATTCAACAGGGTTTAGTTTTGATGGGCAAACGGGAGGCTCTGAAAAAACATTTAATGTTACACTTACACAAGATGCTATTTCGGATCAAGCAGAAGTTACAAATAACGAAAATGATGACGAATTATTAATTGTACGAGAAGGCCAAGGTCTAAAACGTGTACAACGATCAAACTTTTTTGCAGGTGCTTCACTTGTTCCAATTGGTGCTATTATGCCGTATGCAGGACCTATTAATAGTTTTGCAGATATTCCAAGCGGATACTTGTTATGTGATGGCTCTGAAGTTGCACAAGGTATCTATCCAGACTTGTTTGATGTAATTCAATTTACTTATGGTGCTGGTGTTAATCCAAGTACATTCAAACTTCCAGATTTACGTGGTAGATTCCCACTAGGTTTAGACAACATGGATAACGGAACAACAGTTAATGACGTTAGCGGGTCAGCAGTAGATGCTGGTGGCGGCGTTGCAAACAGAGTAAACAATACAAGTGCAAGATCATTAGGCGGCTCAGGCGGTAGTGAGAGCATTGATACAACAAATGTTGCATTTGGTAGTGGATCACAATATGATGACACTGCTGGTAGTGGACCATATCAGAATCAAAACGTAATGAATCCTTATTTGGCAATACATTATATTATTAGATCAGGGGAGCCAGCGGCATAATGAGTTATACAGTTAATAAAACAGACGGAACAGTTTTAACCATTGTTGGCGATGGTACAATTGATAATACTTCTACAGATATTACACTTGTTGGTAGAAAATATAGTGGTTACGGTGAAGTACTTAACGAAAATATTGTAAAACTATTAGAAAGTTTTGCAAATAGAACAGCACCTAATAATCCTTTAGAAGGACAAATATGGTACGACACACTTGAAGGACGTTTAAAAGTTTATACAGGAAGCGAATTTAAGCCTACAGGTGGACCACTAGTACAGGATACTCAGCCTAACGGATTAGTTATTGGTGATTTATGGATTGACAATGAAGCAAACCAGTTATATTTTTATGATGGCGTTGATTTAAGTCTAGCAGGACCTATCTATTCGCAAGCAGAAGGCAAACATGGCTGGATTGTTGAAAATGTAGTCGATCAAGGAAATAACGGGCGTTCAATTACAGCATTATGGGTGAATGGATTGCGTGTTGCAATCTTAAGTAGATACGAATTTACACCAGCAACAGCAATTAATGGATTTACTAGTGTTAAAGTTGGTCTAAACTTTAGTACAGCAGTAACAGGATTAAAGTTACATGGTACAGCAACATCAGCAGATGCGGTTGCAGGCATTGCTCCTGGACAATTTTTACGTTCAGACGAAAGTGATATTACAACAGGTACACTAGGTGTACTTAATAACGGTGGTATCACAATAGGTTCATCTAGTAACTTTACACAGTTTATAGATACAGATACAGTAACATTTAAGAGCAACTTACAAGATAAAGATTGGCTATTACAAGTAAACTCTAGTGTGACAGGCGGATTAACAAATACAATTGATGTTGATGCGTCTTTGCTAAAAATAAAAATGTTTGAAGGTAGAGAAACTAGCACAGTTGAAATTGGCGGCGGTCTAATTGTCCAAGGCGATTTAACTGTAAGTGGTGATACAACACAAGTTAATGTTGCTACCCTTCAGGTAGAAGATAAAAATATTGAATTAGCATATGGTGATACTCCTACTGATATTTTAGCAGACGGCGGCGGTATTACACTTAAAGGCGACACTAATCACACAATTAATTGGACCAATGCTACGCAAACTTGGACATCAAGTGATAACTTTGGTGTAGCAAGCGGTAAGCATTTTCATGTAGATGATAATTTAGTATTAAGTGGTGATACACTTGGTACGGGTGTTGTTAATTCAAGTTTAACAAATGTAGGTATACTAACAGAATTACAAGTTGATGACATTGATATTAACGGAAATACAATTTCAACAGTTACTACAAATGCAGATTTAAATATTGATGTACACGGTACAGGTAATGTTGTATTCGATAACGAAGAAGGCAGTCCTGTAACACAAATTAAAGGTGTTAAAGATCCTACAGTGGCACAAGACGTTGCTACTAAAGCATATGTTGATAGAGAAATTGCTAATCAAACTATTGTTCTTACAATGAATGTAACAGGAATGGCAAATGAAAATATAGTTGACATTCCAAACGAACTAGCAAAACTTGCTCCGCCTATAAATTATGAATTAGGAACTCAAGCAAGAATTTTATGTGAAACATTATCACTTGCAGGTACAGCAACTAGTATTACAGTAAACACAAGCGGTGTTTCAACAGGATTAACAAACGAATTGTTAGCAAACCAAGTAGCAGTTGATAAAGACGGAAATACAAGCAGTGCGAGTGTTATACAGAGTTTAAGTTTTCCAAATGGTATTACGCCAAGTGGTAACAGTATTGCAGTAGCAAGAACAACAAAAATATTTGAAATCCAAGCAGGCCCACAGTGGGTTTATGTAAGTGATGTTTAAGGAAATAAAGAGCGATGCCATATCAAATAGATAAAACAGACGGAACGGTACTAATAACACTAGCAGATGGTGTTGTAGATAATTCAACAGATTTACAATTAGTTGGCAGAAATGTTGCTGGGTACGGAGAACAACAAAACGAAAATTTTGTAAAACTTTTAGAAAATTTTGCAAGAGCAGATACACCTCCTACTAAACCGTTGATTGGACAGTTATGGTTTGATAAAAATGCAGATAAACTTCGTCCAAGTGTTTTTGACGGAGTACAATGGCGCAACCTTACAATTAATCAAGTGTCAGCAACAGAACCACAAGGTCAAAAAGAAGGCGATCTATGGTGGGATACTGTAAACAACAAATTGTATGTTTTTGTAGCAGACGGTGATCAACATGTACTTGTTGGACCTGAAAGTGTTTTAGGATTTGGACAAACTCGTTGGAGTTCACAAAAATTAACTGATACAGGTGGTACAGATCATCCAGTAAGTGTTGGATACGTAGACGGTGCTCCGTATATGGTAATGGCTGATGCCGCTTTTGAAATTGATCAAACAGCAACACCTCTTACAGGATTTACTAGAATTGGCGAAGGTATTACTGCTAAAGGCACAAATGCTGACGGTGTTACATCAGCAACAACAAGATTTTTTGGAACCGCTGGCGATGCAGATAGATTAGGTGGACGTTTAGCAAGTACTTGGGCAAATAGAAATGACAATGAAGATATTACAGGCGTTTACAGTTTTAAAAACGACGGCGGTATTAAAATTGGTGTTGATAGTGAATTAGAAATCAAAATTGATGCTGGTTCTAGCATTGCACAAATTTATAACGAAGTTGGTACAGTTTTAAAACTTGGAGTAAACTATTCAGGCAGTGGTGCTGACAAAGAAGTAATTCAAATAATAGATAAAAATATCTTACCTTATGCTAACAATGAAGTAAGTTTAGGATCACCTAGCAAAAACTTTAGAAATCTTTATGCACAAGATGTTTATGCAAACTTTATTGGTACACTAAGTGGATCAATGGTTGGTACTACTACAGGTGCAAACAGAGGACAACTTCAAGACAGCACAGGACAAACTATTGTTGATCCTGAAACAGGTTTATCATACACAATTAACGTTGGTAATTCTCAAGCAACAAATGGCACAACAGTTGTTGACGTGGATGCAACTACACAAGCACCTATTATTCCAGCAAGTGCAGGAACAAGAATTGGACGTTTTGAAGGTGTAGCGGCATGGGTAGATTATGGTGTTTACACAAATCAAAACAATACACTTACAGGAACAAATACTTTTAATGGTACATCACAATTTAATGGTGCAGTTAATTTAACTTCTGCACAATCAACTAATGTTAATTTAAGTGTTGGTAGAATTGGTAGAGGTGCTATTACTACGCCTAGCGATCCTAATCAAAACATTGGAGATATGTTGATTGATAGGGTTACTATGCAAGACTCTAGAATTAACAATCCTGATCTAAGAGCAGGAACTATTTCAAACGGAACCGTAATTGATGGTGCTGACATTGGTAAGAACGCACCAGCAATACAAGTCAAAGCACAAAAATTTGTTGATGCTGTAGGTAGAGAAGTAACTCGTATAAGCAATGATGGACAATTTTTACAAAACAGTGCAACTAATTTAGTAACAGAACGTGCTATTAAAGAATATGTAGATACGGTATTCCAATCAACTGGACAGGATATTCAGTTCTATCTTGACACAAAAGATATGACACAAGCAGATGTTAAAACACAATTAACAAGACTTGCTCCACCAGAAAACTTTAAAGAAGGAACTATTGCAAGAATACTAGGAAGTTACTACTATGGTAACCTTGGTGTTAACGGTGCAGGTAATCCAATTTATGTTAAAAAATATAGCACAGTATTTAGAGGTGGTATTGGTTGGATTGGCGGTAGAAACGTTGAAAGCGGTGCAGGAATTATTACAGATATTATTGATAAGAAAGCCGCAACAGTTGGATACGAATTTCAACTAAGTGCAACAGGTAATATTCAAACAGATTCGCAAACGTTTCCTACTAATTCTACAGCAGGTACATTTAGCACACTGCTAGGAAACGGCACACTAACAGGTTGGTTAGTATTTCCTAATGCGGCACTTAATGCAGATCAAGCAGATGAGTTTAGTACTGATGCAGTCCAAGGTGCACAAGTTGTTGTTGTAAGAAACGGATTAGTAGAAGCATATAGTTCTGCTTCAGGAACATTGCAGTTAGTAATTGGAAACGTAACCTATGAACGTGCAGGTGCAAGCACTTGGAACAGTGCAGTTAACATTGCAGGATTTACAACCACAGTACAAGTTTATGCGTTTGACAGAACAAGTAGAACTAGTTCTGCGGCATGGGTTTACAAAGGTAATTTTTAATGTATGAGATTGTTGATGAATATATTACAAACGTTGACGAAATCATGCAAAAAGTGTATGAACACGAAGAACAAGGCAAATTTACAAATAGAGGCATAGGAGGCACTGACAAACACGCTACTATATATGGTGAAAGCCATTTTGCTAGTTTATATCAAAAAGATATGAATGAAGATTTAGTAGAAACTGTATGGAAAACACTACCTGAAAGTGAACGCAAATGGGTTTCGCAGATAGTAGTAAACAAATACAAACCTGGAGATTGGTTAGTCAAACATCAGGACAGTGCAGGCGGTTACTGGCAGTTTAAGTTAGTGTTTTTAACTGAAGGCAAGCCTCATTTTAAATACTGGGACAAAGGTGATACAGAGCATCTAGTTCAAGAAAAAAAAGGAGCAATGTTTAAAATGCCGATAGAAACATGGCATGAAGTAACAAAGATAGAAAAAGATGAAGAACCAAAATATAGTCTTTGTCTAATATGGGAATAAGGATATGGCAAAAGAAAAATTTAAAATGATGTTTAATGCTAAGAATGGTGCCCTATTAGGTCATTTACCTAAAGGAATGAGTACCTTTGGCTTAAACCCAGATGAAGTAAAAGTAAAAAATGTAGAATACGATCCAGATACAGAAATGTATATTGGAACACTAACTGAAGGTGGTGTAAAAAAGATTGCCGATCTAGATGAAGGTAAAGCATTTATTGATGAAGAAGTATTAAATGCAAATACAGCAGATAGTATTCATCAAAAGTACCCTATGCACAAACAACTTAACATTATTATTGATATGTTAGATAAATGTGAGTATCCAAATACTCCTGAATTTGCAGAAATGGTTTCTTATATTAAAGACCTAAGAGAACGTAATAAAGCAAGTAAAAAAGTATATGAAGAAAGCGATGCTTATGTTTATGCAGATAAAAAGATTATTGAATTAGATCGCAAAAAACGAATGGGCGAAGCATAAGGTAAATACTGCTAGTAGAGGAATAATATGCCATATATCATTAACACATACAACGGAACACAAATTGCAGTAGTACAGGACGGTACTGTTGATAATACCACTGATATAAAACTAGTAGGTAAAAACTACGCAGGGTTTGGCGAAATTATTAACGAAAACTTTGTTCATATACTAGAAAGTTTTGCAGGCGCTAACCAACCACCTAATCCACTAGCAGGACAAGTATGGTATGATAGTGCTAACCGTGTTATTAAGTTTTATGATGGTAACAGATTTAGAATCGCAGGCGGTGCAGAAATTGGTCCTAATCAACCAGTAGGACTAGCAAGAGGTGACCTATGGTGGGAAACAGACGGCGAACAGTTATATGTTTACAATGGTGAAGATTATATTTTAATTGGTCCTGTTAGCACAGGTGGTGAAGGTGTTTCACAGGTTACTTCAAGAGTCGTTAAAGATATTAGTGCTAACGATAGAACTATTCTAACATACACTGTTAATGATGATGTAATGGGTATTACAGCAAAAGACGAATTTACTCTTGACAGTTCAAGAAACCCTATTGCAGGTTTTAGTCAAATTAAGAAAGGTTTTAATTTAGCAAGTGATGTTACAGTACCGGGAATTAGATACCATGGTACAGCAGTAAATGCAGATAACCTAGGCGGAATACCAGCGGCACAGTATGTTCTTAATAGTGGATTACAAAGTTTTGCTGATCTAGTTAAGTTTTTGAACGATGAAGGTCTTACAGTTGGTAACGGACAAGATTTAAAATTACATATTACAGGTGGCGATCAAGCCAACATTACTAACCAAGTAGGTAACACAATTAACTTTAGTGTTAACACAGGAACAGGTGCAACACAAGTTGCTAAATTTAATCAAAGTTCATTTATTCCACCTGCAGATAACACAGGATCAATTGGAAGTATTTCAAATAGATGGGCAAGTATTTTCTGTGGTAGTATAGATTTAGCAAACGCAGGATTCCTTAACGGAGACGTAACAGGTAATGTAACAGGTAATGTAACAGGAAACCTAACAGGTGATGTTACAGGTAATGTTACTTCAAATACTGGAACTAGTACATTTAATAATGTTACTGTTAACGGAGTTTTAAATGCTAATGTACAAGGTACTACTGATATTGCAAGTAAGTTAGTTGTTGATAGCGGAACTGCTAGAGAAGCAAATACTCTTTTAGTAAACAATAGTATTGTTGCTAGAGATTCAAACGGTGATATTAATGTTAATATAGTAAATGGTACTGCAACTAATGCTCAATCACTTAACGGTGCAAGTGCAAGTACTACGGCTACAGCAGGAACTATTGCACAGAGAGATTCAAATAAAGACTTAACAGCACGTAAATTTTTAGGTACAGCAACAGCGGCACAGTTTGCTGATTTAGCAGAAATTTACGCAAGTGATCAAGATTATGAACCAGGTACAGTTTTAGTATTTGGCGGAGACGCAGAAGTAACAACTACAACTATGTTCTGCGATCATAGAGTAGCAGGAGTTGTTTCAACAGAACCGGCACACTTAATGAATAGCAA